GATATTTGGGAAGAAAATGGTGTTGTTTATGAGCAAAAATCATATGGTAAGGTAAAACAATCTAAATTATCTAATGAACTTAGTAAAGTAAGAAAATACTTAGCAGAACAAACTAAGTGTAAGGGAGATGATAGCAAAAACAAAAAGTATTCAGCCGCAGATAAAAAATTAATAAATAAAACTGGATTTTGTGCAACTTGTTTAGCTGAAAGAGAAACGCAAATAAAAGTCGATGGATTATGGAAAGAGTATGAGGATTATAAGATATACTCTAATATGGCAGCATATGGAACCGATGTTTTAGAAAAATGGAACCAAGCATTAAATGAAGTTACTAATATTCATAAATATGTAAATGATGATGGTTCTATTGAAAAGTGGTCATCAAACGAAGATGTTCAAAATCTAAAAAAACAAATAGAAGCTGATATTGATAATGGTAGAAAAGAACTTATCGATGTTATAGAAAAAAGAAATGCTGCCTACGAAAAGTTAAAACCTATGAATTATGAACTTGTTAAAGAAATTTGATTTAAAAACAATAATGATAATGATACTATGTGTGGTATTGTTATTAAGAAGTTGTGGTGGTGAAGAAGAAGAAAAAGAAATAATAAACGTAGATGGTAAAGATTACGAACTGTTAGAACAAAAAACAGATACCATATATGTAGAAAAAGAAGTTAAGGTAACAAAGTATGTACCAAAGTATATTACAAAAGAAGTAATTAAAGAAGTGGAGATACCAATAGATGTAGATTCACTTGCAATTATCAAAGATTACTTTTCAAAAGTAACAGTTAAAGATACATTAAATTTAACATATGATTTCCCAGATGTAGTTACTGATTCATTAGGTAACAAACCAAATGGAGATTTAGGCTTTGGTATTCTAACTGATGTCATTTCACAAAACTCAATTGAATCTAGAGAAATAGATTGGTTTTTTAAGATACCAACTGTTTATAATACAACGATTGTGAAAGAATTACCAAAGAATGAATTTTATTGGGGATTAAATGGTGGTTTCAACAAAGAAGATATAATCAGTAATGTTGGAGCTGGGTTAATCCTAAAAAATAAAAAGAATAATTTATTTCAATTAGGTTTAGGTATTCAGAATAACTCTAATACCTCACAATTAGCACCATTTATTACTGGTGGTATGTATTGGAAGATAGGAAAAAAATAAATTTAGTTTGGCTAAAAAAAAGGCATCATTAAAAGAAATTATAGCGGTAGAGTACAAAAAGTGTGCATCTGACCCTATTTACTTCATGCGAAAGTATTGTATGATTCAACATCCTGTTAGGGGTAAGATTCCTTTTCACTTATATCCTTTTCAAGAAGAAACATTAGTTGATTTTAAAAATCATAGATATAATGTTATTCTTAAATCCAGACAAACTGGTATATCAACATTAACTGCAGGATTTTCTTTGTGGAAAATGTTATTCAATGATGATTTTAATTGTTTGGTAATTGCAACAAAGCAAGAAGTAGCAAAGAACTTAGTAACTAAGGTTAGGGTAATGAATCACTATCTACCATCTTGGTTAAAACTAACAACAGTTGAAGATAACAAACTATCTTTAAGATATTCAAATGGTTCCCAAATAAAAGCAACTTCAGCTGCTGGAGATGCTGGACGTTCTGAAGCATTATCCCTTTTGGTATTTGATGAAGCGGCATTCATTGATAAGATTGAAGAGATTTGGGTATCGGCTCAATCTACATTATCAACGGGTGGTAATGCAATTATTTTATCTACTCCAAATGGTGTAGGTAACTTCTTTCACAAAACTTGGGTAGGTTCTGAAGATGGTACAAATGGATTTAATAATATTAGATTACATTGGAGTGTTCATCCCGAAAGAGACCAAAGTTGGAGAGATGAGCAAGAAACTCTATTAGGACCAAAAGGAGCAGCACAAGAATGTGATTGTGATTTTGTATCTTCTGGTGATTCGGTTATTGACCCACAAATACTTCAATTTTACAAAGAAACTTATGTACAAGAACCAGTTGAAAGGGGTGGTTTTGACGGAAACTTATGGAAATGGCAATTTCCTGATTATACAAAAACTTATATAGTTGTAGCGGATGTTGCTAGAGGTGATTCTTCGGATTACTCTGCTGCTCACGTTATTGATGTTGAAGCATCGGAACAAGTAGCTGAATATAGAGGTAAGTTAGATACCAAAGATTTTGGTAATTTCTTAGTATCTCTATCAACTGAATATAACAACGCATTGTTGGTTATTGAAAACGCAAATATCGGTTGGGCAACTATTCAACAAGTTATTGATAGAAATTATCCTAACTTATATTACATGAGTAAGGATTTAAAATATGTAGATATAGAACATCAACACTCAAATAGATATCGTTCTCAAGATAAAAGTATGGTAGCTGGATTTTCAACTACTTCAAGAACTAGACCTTTGATTATTTCTAAGTTAGAAGAGTATGTTAGAGAGAAATCAATTATAATACGTTCAGTTAGAACTATTGATGAATTATTCACATTTATATGGATGCATGGTAGAGCTGAAGCTATGAGGGGTTATAATGATGATTTAACAATGAGTTTAGCAATTTCGTTGTGGGTTAGAGATACTGCTTTGCGATTAAGACAGGAAGGTATCGATTTAACTAAAAGAGCGATTGATGGTATCTCATCTCATACTTATAGTGGGATATATGGTGGTAATGATAATGAGGAAAATCCTTGGCAAATGAATGTTGGTGATGATGTTGAAGATTTAACTAAATGGTTATAAAATAAAAATTTTATATTTATATAGTATAGGTTAATTATAGGAATTAAGCATGGAAAATTATTCGGAAGAACTTTACAAAGAATTTAAATCAGTTTTAGATGAAAACATCGAAGAATACGATGTAGAAAATTATTATGATTTAAAGGAGTTTGTTAGCTTTCTAAAAGATGTAAAAGAAGATATCAACGAAGCTGAATATCAGGGTAGAAACGTTAAACTAAACAAACCTATGAGGGGAGATGTTAAAAAGTTTAAAGTATATGTTAAAAATCCAAAAGGAAATGTTGTAAAGGTAAACTTCGGACATGGTGGAACATCGGCTAAAAAAGCAGGTGAAAAGACAATGCAGATTCAGAAAGATATTCCATCAAGAAGAAAAGCTTTTAGAGCTAGACACAATTGTGATACGCCGGGACCAAGACACAAAGCTAGGTATTGGAGTTGTAAAGCATGGTAATAAAATTAGGATATATCAAAATTTTTTTGTATCTTAGTTAGATTATAACATAAAGTAAATAAAATGGCAGAACAAAATAATAGTTCATTTTTTGAAAGGTTAACTAAACTTTTTTCTACTCAAGCAATCGTAAAGGTTGATAAAGATGGAAAGAGAAAGGTAGTTGATACTGATGATAGACAGAGGGGTGGTACTAACTTAATGAATTTAAGAGATAGGTACACCAAACTACAAAGGTCTTTTTATGGAGACCAGATGGCAGCTCAATCGATGGCATACCATCAAGTCAGAAGAGAACTTTTCAGAGATTATGATGCAATGGATAATGACCCGATTATTTCATCAGCATTAGATATCTACGCAGATGAATCAACATTAAAAAATGAATTTGGAGATGTTGTACAAATTAAATCGAAAAACGAAAAAATAAAAGAAATATTAGAGAATCTTTTCTATGATATTCTTAATATAGAATTTAACCTATGGTCTTGGACACGAAATATGGTTAAGTATGGTGATTTCTTTTTATTACAAGAAATTCAGCCAGGTGTTGGTATTATAAATGTAAGACCACTTCCAGTTTATGAAACTGAAAGATTAGAAAATACTGACCCAAACAATGCAAACTACATTAAGTTCAAAGTAAATCATGACCCAAATGGTAAAGGTGAATATGAGAACTACGAAATAGTACATTTCAGATTATTATCAGATACAAACTTCTTACCTTATGGTAAAGCAATGATTGAGAATGGTAGAAGAATTTGGAAACAAGTTTCTCTTATGGAAGATGCAATGTTAATTCATAGAATTATGAGAGCACCTGATAAGAGAGTTTTCAAAATTGATATTGGTAATATTCCACCACAAGAAGTTGATAACTATATGCAGAGAATTATCAACAAAATGAAAAAAACTCCATTTGTAGATAAAAATACTGGTGATTATAACTTAAAGTATAACATCCAAAACCTAACTGAAGATTTCTTCTTACCTGTTAGGGGTGGTGATAGTGGTACTCAAATAGATTCATTAGGTGGTTTAGAATATACTGCAATTGATGATATTGATTACTTAAAGAATAAAATGTTTGCAGCTCTAAAGATTCCAAAAGCATATTTGGGATATGATGAGAATGTAAATGGTAAAGCAACTCTTGCTGCAGAAGATGTAAGATTTGCAAGAACAATCGAAAGAATACAAAGAACTTTAGTATCAGAATTAACTAAGTTAGCAGTAACTCATTTAGCTGCACAAGGTTTAGAAGGAACTGAAATGGTTGATTTTGAATTAAACTTAGTTAATCCATCTACTATATATGAACAAGAAAAGGTAAATCTTTGGTCTGAGAAAGTTAGATTAGTTTCTGATATATCTGCACTAAATATGGTATCTAAAGATTGGGCATACAAAAATATATTTAACTTTAGTGATGATGAAGTTGATTTCCAAAAGGTTCAACTTATTAATGACCTTAAAGATAGGTTCAGATATCGTTCAATTGAGGATGAGGGAAGTGACCCAGCAATGGAAGTAGAACCAACTGATGTGGAAGATGAATTAGAAGAATTAAAAACTGAGTTAAAAAACAAAGGTGGTAGACCAAGAGAGGGAAACACTTATGGAAAGGATAAACATCCACTTGGGAGAGACCCACTTGG